GAACAAAGATTAGTTCTGATTTAATAATTAACTATATACGTTGGGAACAGTTTATAGAAAGTTCTGATGAGCATTTTAAAATAAATAATAGTTACTCTGCTTATATTGCCCGGTTTTTTATTGAAAAAAATCCTCAATATAGTGATTTATTTAACTTTAGAAAGTTAAGAAATGAGGAGGATGGGCAATATATGAGTATTGATGAAAACGGACAAATATCTTTTCTTTGACAGTTAATTAATTGTATATTTGCAAAGGTAGCTGAAAGGTCGAGATATATGCTACAAAAAATATTTGCCTTATAACGTGGATAGGACTCGACCCCTTGAAACGTTATAAGGCTTTTTTATTTTACGTTGATGGGAAAAGATACATTTTATTTTAGTCATGATTACAATGCCAGGAATGATGAAAAAATTAAGGAACTTATGTATAAACATGGGATGTCCGGTTATGGGATGTACTGGGCAATAATTGAGGAACTTTATCAAAATGCGAACGCATTGCGATTGAATTACGAACGCATTGCATTTGAATTGCACTCGGATTGCGAATTAGTAAAAAGCGTAATACATGACTTTAATTTGTTCCATATAAGTGATGATTTTTTTAGTAGTTTAAGCGTTGAAAAAAGGTTAGAAGAACGTAAAACTAAATCAGAAAAAGCCAAAAATAGTGCTGATAAAAGATGGGAAAATGCGAACGCAATGCGAACGCATAGCGATGGCAATGCTATAAAGGAAAGGAAAGTAAAGGAAAATAAAGTATATATAGCACCTACATTGGATGAAGTTGAAAATTATTTTATAGAAAATGGGTACACTAAAGAAGCAGCGATAAAAGCATTTAGATATTATTCAGAAAATGACTGGAAGGATAGCAAGAATAACAAGGTCAAGAACTGGAAACAAAAAATGCAGGGCGTTTGGTTTAAAGAAGAGAATAGGCGAATATTGCCACGCATACAAAAAATTTATTTAGATCAGCCATGATACGGAAATTTGCAAACATAGAGCAGTCATTAATAGAAATGCGTGAGACCGGGCATCCACGAGGTGAGAATACCGGGTTTAAATGTTTAGATGAATTGTATTCCATAAAACAAGGATCATATACGTTTATTCTTGCACCACCGCATCATGGTAAATCAGAGTTCGCATTTGAGTTAGCGTTCAATCAAGCCGTTAAATACGGTAAAAAAGCATTGGTATATTCTCCGGAAACTGGAAGCACCGAAGACATATATGCCGAGTTTGTTCATAAATATACCGGCAAACCTTTTTACAAGTCTATTCCCGGAAGCGTAGAGGACAAAGAGTTTTATCAAGCGATAAACTACATTGATGAAATGTTTTCGATAGTGGATTCTGATGAAAAGTCATATTCGTTTCAAGAACTGACATTCCTATGCACCGATGAGAAGCTAATTGTTACGGATCCCTACAACGAGTTAAAGCATGACATGACTCAATATGGAACAAGGCAAGATTTATATATTGAAGACTTATGTTCCGATATTCGCAGATACTGCAAGAAAAACAAAAAGCATTGGATGTTAACCTTGCATCCGGCTAAACAATTATCCATTACTGACAAATCAGGTTTTAGATACTTTCCAATGCCGATGGCGAGAGAATCAGCTGGTGGTGAAGCATTATTTAGAAAAGCGATGACCTGGATAAATCTATGGAGACCGCCAACGGAATTGATGGATGATGATGGGCATCCGTATAAACAAAATCAAACGATTGTTAAGATAGAAAAGGCAAAACCAAAAGGAGTAGCAGTTCGTGGTACAACAAATCTTTTTTTTGACTGGAAAAGAAACCGCTATTACGAGCAAGGTGAATATCGGGATCTTTACGCCTTTGAGCATGAAACTGCAAAGTTTACAATTAGAGAACCATTAGTCGAACCTAAAGACGCACCATTTTAATGAACTTACAAGAATTACAAGCGGAAGCCTATCAACTTTATTTTGAGGATAAAATAAAGAGTTCTAAGGCACTTTTAGAATTGGGTGGTATCATTTGCCAACTTGATGGAGATGTATTGTCATATCGCCTAAAAAATGGCTTAAATGACAAATTAAAAGATGTGATGAATCGTAATGAAAAATTAAGGGAGATTTATGATCATTTTTATAAGATTTCAGAACAAGTAGAGCAGATGAAAATGATTGTCAGAAAAAACAATGCCCATATGCTTAAACTGGAAGCTGAAAACGAGAAATTAATTAAGTTATTAAAAAATTATCAGGAATGGGAATGAAATACAAAAACATAAAAACAGTAGTTAACGGAATAACCTTTGATTCTAAAAAGGAAGCCGGATATTATAACGTATTACGGCTAAAAGAAAAAGCCAAGCTGATTGATAGTTTTGATCTTCAGGTTAAATTTAATTTAATCGTTAACGGACATAGCATAGGATTTTACAAAGCGGATTTTGTTACCTTCAAAGATGGTAAGATATTTGAGGTAATTGATGTTAAGTCGGAGATGACAAAGAAACTCCCGGTTTATCGGTTGAAGAAAAAGCTAATGAAAGCGATTTATGATTTTGATATTGTAGAAATTTAATACTTTTGTAGGCAAGGCATAGGCAAAGCGTAGGCAAGAAAATTAAGACATAGGCATGATTATTGAAAAAAAGAAGTTATCCGATTTAACCCCGGCACCATACAATGCGAGGCAATCAAGCAAAGAGCAAGAGAAGCAGTTAAAGGCATCATTAGAAAAGTTTGGCGTTGTTGAGCCGATTATATTTAACAAGCAGACCGGGTACGTTGTAGGCGGTCATTTTAGGTTAAGGGAGTTAAAAAAGTTAGGATATAAAGAGATTGACTGCGTCATTGTTGATTTAAATGAGGATGATGAAAAGGAATTAAACATTAGGCTTAATGCTAATACCGGGAGTTGGGATTATGATCGGTTAGCTAATGAATGGGATGCGGTTCAGCTTAATGAATGGGGATTAGATATTCCTGACTTTAAAGTTGAAGAACTGAAAGCAAAGGAAGATGACTTTGACACAACTCCGCCAGTCGATGCAATTACTGTTTTAGGCGATTTATATGAGATTAATGAGCATAGGTTGTTATGTGGGGATAGTACGGATAGCGACCAAGTGGCAAGGTTGATGAATGGGGAGAAGGCGGATATGGTGTTTACTGACCCGCCTTATGGAATTGGGTTTGAATATAATTCTCATAAAGATAAAAAAGGCGATGAATATTTAAAATTTTGTGATCAATGGTTTAATAATTTATTAATAGTATCCGATTTTATTTTTATATCAACTGGATGGGCTTATCAAAAATTTTGGTGGAACAAGGATCCAAAAGATTGTTTTTATTGGTTAAGTAAAAATAAAAGAACTGGTGGCAGTATTAGTCATTTTAGAAAGATAGAGCCATTGTTTATTTGGGGTAAGCCAAAAAATAAATACAATTTTGATTTTTTTGAACAAGTAACTGAAATTATTGAAGAATTAAAAGGTCAACACACTTGTCCAAAACCGATAAGTTTAATATCGGATATTATTAAAGCTGTAAATGAAAAAGATTTAATTTGTGATATATTTTTAGGTTCTGGAACAACTATGGTAGCATCACACCAACTTAGACGCAAATGCTACGGGATGGAATTAGATACTAAATACTGCGATGTTATTGTAAAGCGTATGCTAAATCTTGATGACACCTTAACAGTTAAAAGAAACGGAATAGATGTTACAAGTGAATTTAAGTGAAAAAACACGTTAAAATATATTTTGATTATTTTGGATATGACATAAGCGATTTTATCCCATGCGAAATTTGCAAAGACCAAGCCAATGACATTCATCATATCGAATGCAGAGGCATGGGTGGCACAACCAAACCAGAAGCAATAGAAAACCTGATGGCAGTGTGCAGGTGGTGTCATGAAAAGTTTGGCGATAAAAAGGAATATAAAGAGTTATTAAAGGAGATACATTTAAACATAATGCGATATGGCAGCGATACGAACAACAGAAGAAGCATTAAGAAGAGGACAAGCAACTCAATTTAAAAAAGGGGTGGTAACCAATCCTAAAGGTGGGATAAAGAAAATACCGCAATTAGATGTTTTGTTAGCCGATGTATTAGGCGAAGAAAAGGATGGCATCGAAGCAGCGAAAGCCATACTAATGGCATTAAGAGCAAAGGCAACTAAAGGCGATGTAAGGGCAGCAGAGGTATTGTTAGATAGGGCATACGGAAAGGCAAAACAATTTATCGGTTTGGATGGTGAGTTAAGCCTAACAGTTCCGGCACCACAAGTTTATAATACCGCACCGCCATTGCCTAATTCAGAAAACGAAATCGATGTTTAACTGTTCACCAGTCTTTTACGCTAATTACCAGGCAAAGCAAAAAGTCTTAATCAATCAAGGCGGAACGGCATCAAGCAAGACTTATTCAATCATGCAATTACTGTTCTACAAGGCAGTAAACGAGCCGAGATCAATAATAACAGTAGCCGGTGAATCATTGCCAAACCTTCGCAAGGGTGCATATCGTGATGCGGAGAATATTTTTGCCGATAATAAGTATTTACAATCACAACTTAAATTCTGGAATAAAACCGAACGGATTATCTATTTTAAAAACGGAAGCCTAATTGAGTTCGTTAGTTTCGAGAATGAACAGTCTGCAAAGAACGGAAAGCGGACATACCTATTTGTGAATGAGGCTAATGGTATTGCCTATCAGATTTATTGGCAATTAGCCATAAGGACAAAGAATCAAATATTTATCGATTATAACCCTACGAATGAGTTTTGGGCGCATACAAAGCTAATCGGTCAGCCGGATACAAAAGTAATTATAAGCGATCATCGGCATAACCCATTCCTATCAGAGCAAGATCATCAACGCATTGAGGACATTAAGGTAATTGATGAGGAACTGTGGCGAGTATATGCAAGGGGCATAACCGGTAAGATAGAGGGCGTCATATTTAGGAATTGGGCAGTATGTAACGCAATTCCGGAAGATGCCGAGTTTATTAGTTATGGCATTGACTTTGGTTTTACGAATGATCCGACTGGAATTATAGAAGTCTTTAAGCAAGATGGCGAATTATGGGTGAATGAGATGTGCTATGAAACAAGGCTAACAAATATGGACATTTGCCAAAAGTTACGAGATTTTGGGGTAAAGCCAGAACAAGAGATTATCGCCGATAGTGCCGAGCCGAAGTCTATTCAAGAGATTTATGCCGAAGGGTTTAATATTTATCCGGCAATCAAAGGACCAGATTCAATCAAGCAAGGCATTGATATTTTAAAAAGGTATAAGATAAACGTAACGGCAAATAGCGATAATTTAAAAAAAGAGTTTTATTCGTACATTTGGAAAAAAGATAAGACTGGCAAAATGTTAAACGAGCCTATTGATGCCTATAACCATTTGATTGACCCTTTGCGATATGTGGCATTAAATAAGTTAGCATCAAAAGTAGTTTTGGAATATTCATTCGATTGGTAAAAATATGGGCATACTTCAAAAAATCTTTAAGGCTGATATAGAAAAGGCAGCACAAAACCAACTCCAGGCATTGATGCCGGGTTTACAAAATCAAATCTCTGCAAACCTTTATAACCAAAACGTATTCGGTTGGATTGGTAATAATCAAGTTATAGTTGACTTTGAGGACAAAGTAAAGTTTGTTGAACAAGGCTACCAAAAAAACTCCGATGTTTATACTTGTATCGATATTATTTCTAAAAAAGTTGCTGAATGTGCTTATTGTTTATATGAAGTTAAAGATGGCGTCAGTAAAAAACACATAAAGTTTTACGAGAATTTGTCAATGGCAGAGGGTGCAACCGCTAGATTGAAAACAATACAGCTAAAGCAGCAGATGTTTAACGAGGTTGAAGCAAATCCAATCCTAGAACTTTTATCCAAGCCAAATCCCTTGCAGACTTACGAGGAATGGATGACCGACCTTGCAGGATTTTTCTTATGTACCGGCGATGGATACATTTTTGGCAACGGAAAGGATCAGATGATGACCGAAAAACAGATATGGTCGCAGCTTTATGCTTTACCAAGCCAATGGATTGAGATTATTTCGGGTGGTATGTTTGAGCCGATTAAAGGCTATTCGCTAACTTCTATTTACATTGAGGAAGTTCCTTTACCGGCTAACCAGGTTTGCCATTTTAAATCATTTAACCCAGACTTTACTTTGACTGGGGCGCAGTTGTACGGACAATCACCGATAAAGGCTATTTTCAGAAACGTGCTAAAAGAAAACGAAGGCGATGTAGAATTATTAAAACAAATCAGAAATGGTGGTGCGATGGGTTTCATTTCACCGGATGGCACACAAGCAGCGTTAACAAAAGACCAAATGAATTTGCTTAAAGAAAAGATAGTTGATGCTAAACGAGGCGAAACTTTGATGGATAGGATATTTCCGTCAAGTGGTCCGTTAAAGTGGACACAGATAGGAATGCCTTCAACTGACTTACAGTTAATCGAAAGCCTAAACATAGACACAAGAAAAATTTATACGGCATTTCACGTTCCGATTCAGTTTTCAGGATCAGAGGCAGCGTCAACGGATAATAATATGGGGTGGGCATCGAAGCAATTAATCTACAATGCAACTGCACCGTTATCACGCAAGATTAGAGATGCTATAAATAAGTTTGTGTGTGAGCCTTATGCCAAAGCCTACGGCAAGAAATACTATTTTGACTTCGACTTTAGTTCATATCCCGAAATGCAAGAGGATATGCAGAAGCTAACCGATTGGTTGGCAAACTCCTATTGGATTACTCCTGATGAAAAACGTATTGCACAAGGTTATGACAAAATCAGCAGTATGGAAATGGAAAAGGTTTACGTTCCGGCTAATCTTGTACCGATTGAGGATTTGTCATTAGACCAAGCATACAACAATGCAACCATAAATGGCAAGTAGTGTAAAATACCATAAAACATATTTAAAACTGCATTCGGAGTACGAAAAGTATGCCTATCCTTTAATTAAGAAAGCATTAGATGAGCAGATTGATGCGGTACTAAAATTTACCGATGAAACCAACTTTGATGACCTTGAGGTTTACCTACAATTCATAGTTCAGCAGAAACCTTTGTATGATGCGTTAGAAAAGATATACGCAAAGGTTGGCGTATCGGCTGCCACCTTTAGCTACGATTGGATTCGTAATTCAGTACCGAAAAGCAAAAAGGATTTTATAACCGACTTTTTTAATGCCGAGTGGTTTAAGGAAATGGTTGAGTTTTTTAGGTTTATTGGGTTTACGAAAGTTACCGGAATTGATCAAACGACAAGAGAAAAAATACAAAACGTATTAGCCGACATTTTAGGACAAAACCTATCACGTAGAGAACAAGCCAAGTTATTTGAAGAAACATTATCAAGACCTGATTTTAACCGAGCAAGGTCACTTGTTATTGCAAGAACGGAATCAACAACGGCAGCGAATTATGGCATTCAAATAGGTGCTGAAAGTTCCGATTATGAGGTGAACAAGTTTTGGATTAACACAAAAGATAAACGGACAAGGCATACACACTTGGCAATGACAACGGAAAGGATAGGGATTAATCAGCCTTTCAATGTTGGTGGCACGTTAATGATGTATCCGGGTGAACCAAGTAATAAATTTAATATAATTCCGGCAGCAGAGGTGGTAAATTGCAGATGCGTGATGGCAACGGAAGCGGTATTAGATTCCGATGGACTGCCATTATTGAAGCCGAGAACTCCGCCATATTTGAAAGAGTTCAAAGCCAAGACCTATACAGACTACCCACAAGCAGCGACAAATAACGCCAAACGTGCATTGAAATGGGCAGAGGAAAACGGATGGGGCAGTTGCGGTACTCCGGTTGGAAAAGCAAGAGCAAGACAGTTGGCTAATCGTGAGCCATTGTCAAGAGATACCATTGCAAGAATGGCAAGTTTTAAACGGCATCAACAACATGCTGATGTGCCATACGATGAAGGATGTGGTGGTTTAATGTGGGATGCATGGGGTGGTACTGCCGGTATTGAGTGGGCAATACGCAAGTTAAAGGAGATAGACAATGATTAAATTTGGATATTTAAAAAATTAATATATTTGTAAGGATGAAAGGACTATTGGAATACAAGAACTTTACGGCTGAAATTAAGGACATTGACGCAAAGTCTATGACTGTTACTGGGTATTGGTCAAAGTTCGGAAATGTTGATTATGATGATGACATCATAGCAGCAGGGGCAGCAACTAAAACCATAGCAGAACGTGGTCCGATGGGATCAAACGAGATATTCTTTTTAAATCAGCATAACTGGTCACAGCCGCATGGAAAGCCAAGCGTATTAGAGGCACAAGAGAAAGGTATTTATTTTGAAAGTAAGGTAGCACCGACTTCATACGGAAAGGATGCGATTATACTTTATCAAGAGGGAATCGTAGTTCAACACTCAATCGGGTTTTCAACAGTAAAAGCTGATTACGATAAGCAAGGCGTAAGGACTATTAAAGAGATTAAGTTGTATGAGGGATCAAACGTAACATTAGGTGCTAATCCTGATACTCCTTTTACTGGGTTTAAGTCTTTGACGATGTCGGAGATTAACGATCAGATTAGTAAGATGATTAAGCTATTAAAAGATGGTAGCTTAACAGATGAAGGTTTTGGAAGGTTAGAGATTGCGTTAAAGCAATTTCAATTAGAAGCCTATAATTTAGGGAAAAGTTCACTTGAAAGCAAAGAGCCGATTAGTATCACTCCAGAAGCAGCAAAGCCGAATATAATGGAAGCAATTATTAAACAATTAGAAAAGTAATGGAAGAATTAGAAAAAAAGGCTCAAGATTTGCTTAATGCAAACAAGGCACAGACTTTAGATGAGGCAAAAGCTATCATCAACAACGCTATCAGCGAGGCTACTAAAGCCGTTGAGGCAAAATTAGAAGACGCAGTTAAATCTGCAAATGTTCGTATCGATGAGATGGACAAGGCGTTAGTACAAGCACAAAGCGAAGCAAATAGACTAAAGGTTGAGGCTAAAAAAAAGCCGGTATCTTTTAACGATGCTTTTGCAACTGCGATGGATGAAAACGCTGACAACATCGAAAAATTCCGTAGAAAAGAGATTAAGCAATTTGCTATGGAGTTAAAGACTGTTGGCGATATGTCATTGGCAAATATCACTGATTTGGAAGCTGCAAACGTGCAGTTATTGCCAGGAATACTTCCTGCTGCACCACGTAAGCTGCATATCCGTTCATTATTGCCAACCGGCGTAATGTCAACTTCTGCGATTCACTACCTACAAGAAACTGGTACAGAAGGATCAGTTGCTGCATATGCAGATAATTCCGGAAGCAAGTCACAAATTGACTACGATTTAACTGAAGAAGTTGCACCAAGCGAGTTCATTGCAGGGTATCTTCGTATCACCCGTAAGGCATTAGATGACATCTCTGCTATGCGTTCTTACTTGCAGTCAAGATTGCTTGAAAGCTACCTTGATGCTGAAGATAATCAGCTTTTGAATGGTAACGGAACTTCGCCAAACTTAGGTGGTATCATCACCAATGCAGAGGCTTATGCAGGTTTTAGAACTATTCAGGTTGAGAAAATTTTGGATTCCGTTGCACAAGTCGAAAGCAATAATCACCTTGTTAATGGTATCTTGCTTTCACCAGAGCAGTTTTACGCTTTGTTGATGACTAAAGGAACTACTAACGAGTACACCTTGCCAAAGCCTGACGCAGTTAACTATGTTAACGGTCAGATTTTCATCGCTGGTATCCCGGTATTTAAGTCAACTGCAATGGCTGATGACAAATACGTTGTGGGAGATTGGGCGAAAGGCGCGCAGTTATTTGTTCGTGAGAATCCAATAGTTCGTTTCTTTGAGGAAGATGGTACAAACGTTCGTGAGAATAAAATTACAGTTCGTGTAGAAGGTCGTATAGCATTACCGATCTATTATACCGATGCGTTTGTAACCGGCTCATTGAACGCGAATCCAAGCTAAAATGTTCATGGTTTAGTGTTAGGGAACTCGGCAGTTAATTCTGCCGGGTTTTTTTTATTTGTTTTATATTATAAAAATAATTTATATTTGTGTATGCAAAGAGTTATAAATTTTAGTGGTGGCAAGACAAGTGCATTGATGACAATATTGCTAAAGCCTACTAAAGATGACATTGTTTTATTTACTGATACTGGCAGAGAGCATCCATTAACCTATAAGTTTATAGATGATTTTGAAAAGTTTGAGGGTATAAAGGTTACTCGCATAAGTTATAAAGGAAAGTTTGATGCTTTTGTAAGAAAAACTAAATTTTTACCTAATCAACAAATGAGAATTTGCACACAAGAGTTAAAGATTAAAACTTCTAAAAGATATTTAAGGTCATTGGGTATTCAAACATTTGAAAGTTATATTGGATTTAGAGCAGATGAAGAAAAAAGGGTTAAAGGTTATAAACAATATCACAAAAAAGTCATGCCTAATTTCCCATTATATGAAATGGGTATTACTAAACAAGATGTTATTCAATACTGGTCAAACAAAAACTATAACTTAAATGTGCCTACTATTTTAGGGAATTGCGATTTATGTTTTCTAAAAGGCAAAGCAGCAATTATATCTATATTACAACATTATCCAGAACTTGCTGATAAATGGATTGCAGATGAAAAAGAAATAGGTGCTACTTATTTTAAAGATATAAGTTATCAGAATTTATTGGATATATCAAAAACACAATTAAGTTTGTTTAAATTAGATTCACAATTACCAGCTTACAACTGCTCATGTACTAATTAATATGTTTAAAGCGAATTTCATAGGCGAAGAAGGATTATACAAACACCAAGAATACAAAATCTGCATTGCCGTTATTAATGGTTGGATTCATGTAAGAAGAAAATGCGGTGCAGGGCGTGTTAATTATCCTTCGATTTTGGATTTTTTTAGGGATTGGGATAATATTCGGAAAGTTAAATAAAATGATACGTTTAGATTTGATTAGGATACGAAAAACGGTTTTCGTTAGGGCCGACCTATAAATTGGCATTAAACTTAATTATATGCCAAAAATTTGAAATGGCACATAACTTGCGTATTCACGCTATAACTACGCATTAAATCAAAAAATACGATTAATGACTTATTTCTAATTCATTATAATTAATTTTGCATGTAATGAGAATATTCCATTTAGGTTTATGTGTCGGTCCTCCTCCATTTGATTCAATGGCAAAAGCCTTTATCGCTAATTCAACTGATTACATAGAGTTAAGCACCGGAGAAGCTGATGTTAACTTAAAAGCTATCCAAATAGCCAAAAAGTATAAACCTGATATTATCTTCATGCAGATTCAAAGTCCTAACATAATTCATATTGAAACAGTCAAAGAAATGAAAAAGACTGGGGCGTGGATAGTAAACTGGAACGGGGATATAAGAATAAGTACTCCACAATGGATGATTGATATGTCAGCTTACGTTGATAAAACTTTATTTACCAATTTAAGAGATGCTGGTAACGTAGTGAATGGTGGTTATTTGGAGATAGGTTATGATCCAGAGATTTATACGCCCATTGGTGATAAACTACAAATGCCGGAAATAGCCTTTTTCGGCAATAATTATGGTGCAAGAATGTTTCCATTGTCACGACAAAGGTTAGAGATGAATGCGTTACTGCAAAGGCATTTTAGAAATAGATATGGTGTGTACGGAAATAATTGGGGGAATGGGAATGGGAATTTTAATCATAGCCAGGCAGAGGAAAGCAAGGCGTATCGGGGAGTAAAGATAGCAATTAACTTATCTCACTTTGATGAACGGAAATATACAAGCGATCGGATTTATCGCATTATGGGATCGGGTTGTTTTTGCCTTGCGAAACGATATGAAGATATGCCGTTTGTTGATGGCGTTCACCTACGGACTTGGGATAGCTTTCGTGAGTTACTGCATTTAATAGACTATTATTTAAGCCATGATGAGGAAAGGATGCAGATAGCAAAGCAAGGGCATGAATATGTAAGAGAAAATTTCACGTTTGACAATATGGTAAAAAACTTAATCAAGATATATGAAAATTAAAGTACTCGGATTTATGTCGATTCATTATGCCGGTGATTATTTGCGTGAAGCATTATTATCGGTTGTCGATCACGTTGATAAATTTGTTGTTGCGTATAGTCGGCAACCATCGCAAGGTCATGGAACGGATTTACAATGTCCGGATTCAGAGCAATATATTTTTCAGACCTGCATTGAGGTTTTAGGGCATAAGCTGATATGGGATGCTTCGGATAGATACGGCTCGGAAAGCGAACATAGGAATATTAAGTACAAATATTCTGGTGGGTACGATTTAGTTTTGACAGTAGATTCGGATGAAGTTTATAAATCGGATGAGTTACCGGCATCGTTTGAATATGGTTACTGGGGCATTGAAAAGTATTACGGAATTGATGGTTTTGTAAACTTTTGGCGGTCTTTTAATTATGCTTGTTACGATGGGTTTAGACCTATCCGAGTGGAGAATTTGCATAGAAAGAACAATACTCAAAATTTAGGCTTGAAGCAAACCATCTTTCATTTTAGCACTTGTCAGCCGGAAGCGATTATGAGATATAAATATTTGGTATTCGGTCATGCTCATGAAGTGAAAAAGAATTGGTTAGATGAGGTGTTTTACAAGTGGACTCCGGATAATCAAATACAAGACTTGCATTGTGTTTCGTACAATTTATGGAATGCAATACCATTTGACAAAAATACCTTACCAGAGAGCCTTAAAATGCACAAGAACTTTAACAAGGAGTTAGTATGAACGCTGCGATAATTATAGATGATCGTGAGCATATCGCATTAAAAGCTATTGAGCAACATAAAAAATTCTTACCAAAGAATTGGCATATCTTCAACATTCAACCGCCTTATGCAAACGGAATTTATAAGATAGCTAATGCAAATGTTTATAATTCGATACTTACAAATCCGGAATTTTGGCGTGGTTGTATTTACGATAGGGTTTTGGTTTTTCAGCACGATTCGGGTTTGTTAAGAGATGGCATAGAGCAGTTTTTAGAGTGGGATTACATTGGGGCATGGATTAAAAACATTCCCGGTTGTATGAATGGGGGATTGAGTATCAGAAACCCTAAAGTCATGTTTGAAATATGCACAAAGTTCCCTTATAGTGGGATATATGGAAACGAGGACATTT